GCTCTCTGGCTGCTTCTTTGTAACTATCTCCAGAGGCAAGGCGTTTGACCGCCTCTTGAACTCTGGGAGAGAACATATTCTGTATAAATTCGACGTGTAGTCTCATATATCCCCCATTTGGGTAATTTTCTGGCCCCGCCCTTTCCGTTAACCTGTAATCATGAAAGAACTGAGTCCTATAAATTCAATGATCTTTTTTTTGCTGACGCGGAAATGGACAGATTTCCTTTGCCTCAACAGAACCATCTTTTTTGATTGTTACGGTGATATTCCGATTAGCTTCTACCGCTTTATGAATTGCGGGCGCGCTAATGTTGAATAGTTTTGCAACTGCGGCCTGCCCTCGTTCATCAACAAGCTTTGATAGTGATAGCTTGGTCATATCTTTTTGCGCCTCTAAATTGATTTTTTATCTTTATATTAACCGGCGGTTAGATAAAAAGCAACACCGGCGGTTTCTTCCCGTTATTAACTTGCGGTTATATAGTTGCGAACATGAATAAGAAGAAGCCGTTATCAAAAGAACAACTTGAAGAGTGCGAAAAAGCTCACGCTATTTTTTTGTCGAAAAAAAAGGAGTTGGGTTTAAGTCAAAGAAAGATTGCGGATAAAGCAGATATATCGGCAACAGCCGTTAATTACTACTTCAAAGGCGTGAACCCTCTAAACCTGCCGTTCGCTTTGGTGTTGTCTGAAATGCTTGGTGTAAAAATCAGTGAATTCAGCCCAAGATTGGCTGATGAAGCTAGTAAAATATCAAAGGCCACATCTGAAGCATCTAAAGATAATTCAAATATAAGTGAGTCACCAATAACACCATCAGAGAGAGAAACGCCTCTTATTTCATGGGTGAATGCTGGGAGTTTTTGCGAATCGCCCGATCAATTTCATCCTGGTGATGCAGAGGACTGGATACCAGTTAAACCGAGAGGATCAAGCGACAAGATATATGCACTTAAGGTAAAGGGCGATTCAATGACAAGCCCATACCCTAATAGTATTAGCTACCCTAACGGCTGGATTATAATTGTCGATCCTGAGCAAGAGGTGCTTGTTGGTATGTGCGGAATATTCAAGCAGCCATCAGATGAACTTGCTACTTTCAAGCAACTGACCAGTGATGCAGGAAAGTTGTATCTAAAGCCATTAAACCCCCAATTCCCCATGATAGAGGTAGAAGAAGGTATGCGCGTCTGTGGGAGAGTGATCGGGCTTTACTTGGATGTGTAGTGCTGAAAGTCTGGGAAGGTAAGGATTTGTAGAGTTAAACCGAATAAGGGATTAATTATGAGAGTAAGTTATTTTGCCCACTGTTTGAGAAATATTGAGTCAGGGGAAAACGTCAAGTTCGACCTTGGTTCGTTTGCTTCAGCATTCTGTAAATTTGAAAACCCTATATTCAAAAATACATTCACCCATAACGGGGAAAACGTCTATTTACTTCACAACTCAGGTGATGTTTACCTCTTTATAATGACAAAAAGCAACGAAGTAATTAGGAAGATCAACACTGATAATCTGAGCGTTAGTGAGATTAACGACTTGCTAGCTAAAGATGAGCAGCTAGGTTTTGCATCTTATATCCTGATAAAAGAAAATCATTTCGGTTATTCCTCGACTTTAATGGCGCCAAGAATAGATTGTTTTAATGATTTTATTGAATTTCTTTTGTCTAAAATTGGTGTAAAAGATTACCAATTCCGTACGCAAGCATTGCTCTATCAGGCAACAAAGGCAGACGTCTTATCGATGAATTATTTAGGTAGGACCACAATTGATTTAGCGAAACACAGTAATGTCGTTAAAAACTTTTTATCTGAATTAAATGTGACAGATGCTGATATACTAGAACTTGATGGAATTGAGATAAAAATTAAGCCGAAACAGCGAAAAAACATCAAGCCTGTTGTTGATAAGGTTATTCAGAACCTGCCAGATGATGGTGTTGAAAAAATGATCGTTAAAGCTAAGCATCAGGATGCTGGTGAGGCACTTAAGGATCTATATTTAATTGGTCAAGGCTCAATATCTGACTCTATAGATAAAAGTAAAGAGGCAAAAATTCCAGATCATTTGGAATCTAAGCGTAAACAAAATAAAATTGTTGATGAGAGGCTTGCGGAGTATATAGAACATGAACAGCTCACAGAAAAGAACATTGAAGTTGTTCAACGTTTTAGTGATGCAGAGTCCTGGTCCGCTCGTTTTCCTATGCTATCTAACACTGATTAAGTATTTCCCTCAATACTCGATTAGCATTTATCCTCAAAAGCAAACTGTAGCTGTGATTTTGGCAACATTTGCTTTTACTATGCTGGGCTTTCTTGCTGCAGTAATTGCTTTAATGTTTACCGCAACAAAATCACAAGCTTTTAATATGTATAATAAGCGAGGATATTTAGAAACATTCTTTTTCGTTTACTACATGGTTATTATTTCTTTAATAATCACATTCTTGCTATCTATTTTCTCATTAGCTGTCAGTTTTGAGCCATGGTTGCTGAGGGTTGCTGTTATGTCGACAATAAACAACCTAGTCCAGATCGTTCTTGTAACGTTTATCATAGTTAATATGGTGGACAAGGCCATATCCAAAAATGAATAACATTAGTTTGTTCAATAAATGAACATCGACCAGGAATGGTACACGCCACTTGTGAAGCCCGTATGCAGGCTTATTAAACATAAGTGGCGTTTTGTTATCTTGAGCTTGGAAGGTGAAAAGGTTTTTAGGTGTGTGAGGTGTGGGGTTGTATCAACTCGAGGATAGATACCTCTTATCCATGCTCCCACCAGGCTAAAGATCTAAACACGAAGAACAAACCAAGGCCAGCAAAAAATAATACTTTGCCTATTACTTCCGTTGTACTTCCCGTAACCGCGCTAATCCACATCAACATCCCCACTATGAGAACGATCACAGCCATCAATGTATAGGCCTTTATTGGTTTACCTGTTTCTTGGGTTGTAACTCTCTGTTCTTCTTTCATCTGCGTAATGGGCGCGCCGCACTTAACGCACGCACTAGCTTTATCAGAAACTTCAGCACCGCACTCGCCACATTTAATTAACGCCATATCTAATCCCTTAATTCGAAACTGAACCAACTTTACCACTATATAAACCAAACACAAAAATTAACCACTCCCACAAAATAAATTAACCGCCGGTATTGACATTATATTATCCGGCGGTTAATATACTCCCAACAGCTACCGAAACGCAGGCAATGACGAGAGATGAGCCGCTGCAACCTGCTTAACGTGAGACTCAACGGTTTCTAAAGGCTGAAATTACATTAATTGGGGAATGGTTATGGTTGATTACGCAGATATGAAGCTAAATGATGGAAGGTTTAACCCAACCAAAGAAAACCTAGAAGAGCTATCTAAATCTTTGCGTGTACAAGATGCGGAAATACTTCTACATCATGTCTTGAAGCGTGCTTCACACGAATACTGCACTAAGTATGAAGTGTTTATTAATTGTGAAGGTATTAATTCATCGCTAACCACTACCGGCCCCGACTATCTAAAAGCTGCGTCTATTTCAATGAGAAATCTACGCGGCGAATTTATAGGGGAGTAGAGACATGAATATATACAAAGTAGGCAGCTGCAGCACTGAGTTTAAATCAAAGCCTAAGAGCTTAATTAAAGCGTTTTTATGCAACGTTTTCGCGCTGAACTTCATTGCTCTTTTATTCCTTTACGCAATCTTTTGGGGTTAATCATGGGACAAGTATTAGTAAGTATTGATTTGCCACACTTCATCACTGATAGAGATGAGCGTGACTCAAGCATTGATGTAGTTGTTGAGCATCTTCTAAAAGGCGACACCGTTTCAGATGCCTATGACGAAATCAGATACAACCGCAGAGACGTATTTGATGCTCTAGACCTTATCAATCCAGCCGTTGTTTATAGCCTTATTTGCTTGCCAGCTTTAGGTGAAGATGTGTCTAGCATGAAGCCACAAATCATGATTGCAGCTAAGAAAGTAGCGGCAGAGATTGTTGATAGCTATTTAGAGAGAGCAGAAGAAGAAAATCAGCCTGACTATAGCGAATATTTCAATGCCGGACTTCTAGAGCGTAGAGCGTCATGAGCAGCCTATTAAAAGACTTACAGCTACTCATTAGCACCAATACAGGTCTTGCTCTAACTCTAACCCTACTAATAAGCGCAGCAATTATGGATCAAAAACAATACGACAATTTTAACGAACAACTAGGCGGCGAAAACTCTAAAAGTGCACTGGCATTTCCTGAGATTTTCGGGGCTGAAAAACAAAAGGATGATGATGATGGAAGCACAAAAGCAAGAAATTATGACGCAGCAGAATAATCAGGTTGTTGTTACTCCTTCAACTGTTTTATCTAAAGCGTATGAAAGTGGTGCAAGTATTGAGCATATGACTCAACTACTTGAGCTTCAGGAACGTTTTGAAAAGCGTGAGGCAGAAAAGGCATTTAATTTGTCATTGGCTGCTTTCAAAGCTAACCCACCAAAAATATTAAAAGATAGACACGTTTCATTTGACACTCAAAAAGGTAGAACTGAATACGATCATGCCTCTTTAGCTAACGTTGTTTACACGGTAAGTGAAGGTTTATCTGAGCATGGACTTAGTGCTTCATGGGAAACATTACAAGACTCAGGCTTGGTTAGCGTTACATGCATATTAGGACACGAGTTAGGGCATGAAAAACGCACTACGCTGAGCGCCTCACCTGACGCTTCAGGAGGAAAAAATAATATTCAGGCTATTGGCTCAACTGTTTCATATTTACAGAGATATACCCTGCTTTCAATTACTGGCCTAGCTACTCACGACCAAGATAATGATGCTGCTAGTAAGTCTTCATTTATTACATTTGAGCAGGCTCAAGAAATTGAAAATCTACTGAAAGAGTCAGGCGGTGATATTCAATCATTTGTCGAATATTTCAACGTCTCAAGTATCAGTGAGCTTCCAGCGGATAAGTACAAAACCATTATTACATCAATAAAGGCTAAAGCAGCTAAGAAAAAGGAAGCTGTAAAATGATCATTTATAACTCTGAGCAAGGTAGTGAGCAATGGTTTATTGACCGCAACGGAATACCTACAGCGTCTGGAGTTACAAAGGTTTTAGCGAAAGGCAAAGGAAAGACTAAATACACATACATGATGGAGCTATTAGCTGACAGGTTAGGGCTAGATTCTGATTCTAAGTTTCAAGGTAACGCTGACACCGAAAGAGGCCATGAACACGAACCTGAAGCAAGGACTCTGTACGGTTTTGAAAATGATGTAGCGCCAAAGTTAGTGGGCTTTATAACCGACGACAATAGAACGGCTGGCGCAAGCCCAGATTCATTAATTGGCGACAGTGGATTACTGGAAATTAAATCCAAGAAAGCACATATACACCTGCCAATACTCTTGAGTGGAAAGGTTCCAACAGAGCATATACCGCAAGTTCAAATGCAGTTGTGGATTGCAGAACGTGAATGGTGCGACTTCGTTTCATATTGCCCTGGATTAAAGCTAGAAACAATCCGTGTTTACCGAGACGAAGTAAAAATAAAAGAAATAGCAAAAGCCGTTGATGAATTTAATAACGAGCTTAACGAGTTAGAGCAAAAGATTAGGAGTATGTAATGAGTGAAATAACAGTAATTGAAATAAAGCAGGAAAACGCATTATCAATCTTCACTGCTGAAGAAGGACTTGACCCATATTTAAAGAAAATTGAGCAGGAAGCTAGATCACTTGTCCCTGACATGTCTACAAAGAAAGGCCGTGATCAGATAGCTTCAAATGCTTACAAGGTAAGACAGTCAAAATCAGCATTGGACAAGGTAGGAAAAGCTCTGGTTGATAAATTAAAAGAGCAGCCAAAGCTTGTTGATGCTGAGCGTAAAAGAATGCGTGAATTCTTAGACAAGCTCGCTGATGAGGTAAGAAAACCTCTTGATGAGTTTGAGCAAAAAGAAGCTGATCGGATTAAGGCTTTGCAAGATCGCGTTTTCTTTTTCTCATCCTGCGTTATGGATAACGGTGAAGAATCAGAAAAGATAAAAGCTGTTATTGAAACTATTGAGCTTGAAAAAGTAGATGAAACATATGAGGAGTTTGAAGCAGAGGCTCACAGAGAAAAGGCTGCATGCCTCGACAGATTGAAATCATCACTTGATAAACAGATTAAACATGAAGCCGAGCAAGCAGAGCTTGAAAAACTAAGAAAAGAAGCTGCTGAACGTGAACAGAAAGAACGTGAAGAACGCATTGCACGAGAAGCGGAAGAGAGAGCCAGAAAACAAGCTGAAGAAGCAGCACAAAAAGAACGCCAAGACGCTATTAATCGTGAGAACGAATTGAAGCTTGCAGCTGAACGTGCTGAACGTGAAAAACTGGAGGCTGAGCAAAGAGCTGTAAATGCAGCCAAAGAGACCGAAGAAAGATTAAAGTGGGAAGCTGCTGAAAAAGCCAGAACTGAAGCTGAAGAGCAGGCGCGGCGTGAGCGAAATAAAAAGCATAAAACAAAAATCAACAATGATGCTTTAAGCGCCCTGCTGACTTCCGGAATCAGCGAAGACCAAGGAAAAACAATTGTCACAATGATAGCTAAGGGCGAAATCCCTAACGTTAGCATCAGTTATTAAGGAAAGATTATGTCTGTAAATAAAGTAATTCTCGTTGGTCGATTAGGTGCTGAGCCTGAGTCGAGAGACTTTCCTAACGGCGGCTCAATCTGCAACCTACGCATAGCAACAAGCGAAAGCTGGAAAGACCGTCAAACAGGCGAACGCCAAGAACGCACTGAATGGCACCGTGTCGTGCTACGCAACAAACTCGGCGAGATAGCACAGCAGTACCTACATAAAGGCTCACAAGTCTACATCGAGGGCAAGCTGCGCACCCGCAAGTGGGACAAAGACGGCCAGACTCACTACACGACCGAAATCATTGCAGATCAGATGCGGATGCTTGGTGGCAAGCAGAATCAACAGCAGCCATCAACGGCGCCGGCTAAGTCTGGTCAACCCGGTCCTGACGACTTCGATGACGATATACCGTTCTGAGGCATAGCATGAAAATTCAACCCCTCAACAAAATCGACGTTTCACGCTATCACTCAACGCATCCGGGCGTGTTGTGGCTTCTGAACCGTGGCTACCGCTTCAAGTTTGACGGCACCCGCGTTTTCATGGTGCGTAATGTTGGGGGCCGCATTTCGCTGGGCGAGGACTAAAAATGACCAGTATGCAATGGGTTGACGAGGACGAGCTGCTTGAGCGCACCGGCTACAAGCACCGGGGCTGGCTCGCACGCGCCCTAGACAAGCAAGGAATTCACTACATTCGCGGCCGCAAGGGCCGCATAGTCGTGCCAGCATCGGCAATTGAGCGGCTGGTAGCCAGATCTGATCAGGATGCGGTAGAGTTCATATGATGGCTCGTCCCAGAAAAAAGAAAAATCGGCGGTTACCACCATACCTCTACAAGGGCCAGGGGCGGGTTTTCTTTCCCGAATACCTGGGCGGTCGGAATGGCAGGCCCCCAATCCGCAAAGATATTTTGCTGGCGC